CTTGGTGAAACAGAAGCACCTTCTAAATTAGTAGATATATCTGCGGTTAAACTATAATTGGTCGCAATATTTGTAGCCGTAACATTAATTCCCGAAATAGAACGAGATCTTAACTTGTACGGTACAACTAATTGTGTCTGTGACAGTTGTAGGAAATCTGCTGCGTTTGCCATATGTTACCTCAAATATATCTAATTTGATTTTGAGTAAATAGATTAATATTGTTGTTTGTTAGAGCATTATCAATTGCTTTTTCGATAATTGCAACAATTTCGTTTTCTTGTAATCTATCAAATTGTTTTGAACTTCTTGTAACTTCCAATAAATTTACGAACTCATCATAAATAGCTGCTGATATGAATTCTATGGTAAGATTTAGGTTATCTGGGAGTTCTGCTTCCAAATTTGTTAACTGTGCCACTATGTCAGGATTCAAATCTTCCAAAAATTCATTTATTTTCGCTACATATTCATTAATCTGTGCTTGTTCGTCTGGTGTCTGTGTGATTATATCGTTTTGACCGACACCAATTGTACCACCCACCAACCCCGCAGCAAGAACTCGTGGTACACTTGGTTCGACAAATTCAAATAGCTCACCTTGCTCAACCTCTGTAAATGCCGTGTTAAATCCCAAACGTAACTCCGTGCGTGATGGAGATACTTCTTCGATAGTCATTTTTCTATCGGTGTATGTACCAATTTCATCCGAAAATAAGTTGATAATAGTGGTGTATGTACCAGGAGGAATTATCAATCCCAATTCCTTCTGTACTCGTGTCATGTTAATAATTATTTTTTCATCTTTACTATTGTCAGGTAACAACACTGTTTTTGCACTGATTATTCCAGAACTTACTGGTATGAGTACCGACCCCACCAAATTATTCACCGAATCGTAAAAATGCATCTCAATATTATCATCTATATCGAATCCAAATTCTGCCGGTAATCTACCTTCAATTATATCAATATCTGATTCGGATTCTGCAATACGAGAAATTGGAAATGACTGTGGTTTGTTTGGTATTACTTGTACGTAGTTTGTTTGATTTGGCATAGATTAACAGTCCTTTGCTAGAATATCTTCCAATTTTTTCTTTGTTTGTCTCAAAGTAGTTAAAATTTCATTTTTATTCATACCAACAGTTTTTCTACCTAGTAGTGATTCGGTTATAATACCAGGAGCTAATAAAGGAAAAGCCAACACAGAACTTAGTAATTGCCCAGGAACACCTGCTTTAGATCCCACTCGTACAATAGCGCCGAGTGCTCTAGTAAATATACCAACTTTTTGTTTTTTCTTACCGTATCCAGGAATTGGCCCGTTTGATGCTTCTTGCTTAGCAATTTCTTCATCAATTTTTTTAAGTTTTTCTTCAATATCGGTACGTTTAACAGTACGTTGTGATTTTTTACCAATGCCCAAGAATCCTTTCTTTCCTTTAGCAACAATAATTTCTTTACATTGTCCATCTTCATTATACTTAGATTCTGCCTGGGCTGTCTCTTCTACCGATTGTATACCACTATTCAATAATGTAATTGCTTGATTAATGGTGTTGATACCCTTGGCTTTTCCGGCAACTAGTGGTAATCTTTGAATTAAATCTTCTTCCAATACTTCTGGTGTAGGATCAATAATATCTTCAGCACCATCGGTTTGTCCATAATCATCAGTTAATCCAACAATATCAAGTGCACTGAGTTCATCAAATTCTTCTGGTGATAATATTGCTTCTGGTTCTGGGTCTTGTGCATTAAGTGCTGATGCAAATCCTTCACCGAGTGCAGTATCAATTGCTTGGTTGGCTTCATCAATTGCATCTTGGTCACCAGCATCAAGTGCAGCATTTAAATCGTCAAGTGACAATGCTGCCTGTAATGCAGCATCACGTTGTTGTCGTAATGAATCTAGCGTTGTATCTTCTGGTAATGCCAAATCATCTGTAATTTCTTGAAAGAAATTATCTATTGGAACTACTTGATACATATCACGTACAACAGAATTTGGATAATATTGTGGTGTAGTAATATCCGTTGCGCCAATTGGTAGTTTCACCACTGGAACGTTATTGGCCGTACGTTCTACCATACTTTCACTTGGTAATCCTAAAACGTCTGATCTACTCGTGGCAATATATCTTGGTGTAAAAAATTGTGTTTCGGCAGTAAATGATACCACTTCACCATCACTTAGTGGAATACGTAGTGTTAAATCAGATGATCCTGTGACGAAATCCGGAGCTTCTACAACAGTCTTATCTATTACCGTTAATATTGGCATATTATTTTACTTCCGTAACTGAAAGTTGTTTGTCTACCACCGCACTTTGTAACTTCGCTAATTTATCCATATACCCTGCTCTTCGTAATAACTTAAATGCAAGATTCTCTGTGGAAAATTCTCCACCCAATTGTAATCCAGATTGTCTAAACTTACCCAACTTGTCACGAAACTTTTCAATTTTTTTATCCAATCCGTCAAGTTGGTCAGCTTGAAATTGTTTTACTAATTGATTAAACATTCCTACAAAATATTTTACCTTAGTCATTACATCTTGTTCATCATATGCGGGTGTTTCTTTCTTTGGTTCTTTAATCCATTTGTCCTTCATTACACTATATAATCCAGTTGCAACGTGTGGTGAACTTTCATCTTCCGCATACACTTCCACATCGTATCCCTTAATTGTAATGTCGTGTTTGTCATTCCACTTTGATTTTACCAACAAGAAAAACTGTGCTAATAGTTCCTTATCTTTTCCAAAATCAAACAATAAGTGAAGGTCAACATCGGAGTAATCTGAGTAGTTGTAGTTTGCCAAACTTCCAGTAAATACAATGTCCTTGATTTTTGGTTTGTTTTCTAACTCAATACCATCATAGAACTCTTTTGCAATTCTCAAAAGAGCTTTACGAATAGTTGGATTGAGTTTGTTTTCAGGTGTCCAAAACTCTCTATTAAGGTCTGGTTGCACCTTGAATGTTTTAATCAAGTCATCGAACGTCATTTTACTTTACCAAGAATGTGAATATTTCGGGAATGATGTTCGTGTCATCAGTACCATTTTCAAGATGTAAATTTACTGTGTAATATCTGTTCTTATATAATGGTGTGGTATCTAACACGAAATATGAACCCGTTGCATCACAACTTAATTTTGCATATTGGTCTGCTGGGTAAACTGTGGTTCCTGCTTGTTTATCCACCACACTAAAATATGATGAAGTTGGTAAATAATATACATTTTTATATCGTAACGTTGCATCAAAATTCTTTTGTGGGTACTTATCACGAACCACAAGTCTTACTTTTTCTTTTGATCCACGAACGTAGTTTTCTTTTACATTTTTTGGAACTACAGCAATATCATACGTATTTGGAACACGTTTTAAAGATCCCGTGGTAAACGTAGAATCATCCCACGCAATTTCCAAAACAGGTGCATGTACTGTGTGTGTTTGTTTGGAGAAGAACTTAATGTTTCCTTCGTTATTATAATCTGCTTCTGATGCATTTGGGAACTTTACTATAAGTCCAGTCCAAGATAATGACTGCGAAATAATTGGTTGAATTATTGATGACACATCAATGCGTAAGTCTTGTAATGGATATTCATTGAGAATTACACTACGTGATGGCGTTGTATAATAATCACCACCCGCGTTACTCCAAGATAACGAGGTTGTTGCTTGTCTCCACGTTGCACCATCACCCGCATTTACAGTTTGTTGAACAAAATATCCACTACCTTCTGTCCAAGACCCCGATACCTTTTGGATAATAATTTCTTGTGAGTAGGGAAGTTTATTTGCGTTTGCAATTTTTAAATTTAAATAGTATGATGCTGTTGGTGATATTGATGCACTATTTGGTAAATTAAAATTTAATAACGCACGTGCTGCACTACTAGAATATGCAATTTCTATATCTTCCGGTGCTGCTACTTTACCCACTTCTAAAATTTCGTCCAACCCAGAATTATTGGTTGGAAAACGTTGATACAAAGTTGTATCTGCGGACGCGGTTAAGAATAATCTCATTGTCTTGCACTTCCTACGATATCGTCCTCTGGATATCTTATTTCAAAGATACAAGGATCTAGTGATGGATACACAACCCCGTTTTCAGTGGCTTCGGTTATGTCATAACGATATGGTTTATAATCTCGCCCATCCTTAAAGAAATACTTGTTACTAATTTCTAACTTATTGACACTTTGTACGCCGTCTTGTGCTTGAATTAGCAACTGCAAGTCTCCCAAACGGATTGGTTGGTTAATGTTCCACTTATCAATATCAAAGTAGTCTTTTATAGCACCCAAACATACAGCTAGAACATCATTCATATTATAATTTTTAAATACAGTGATATCAAACGTGACACCTATATTAACAACGAACGCATCAAGAATATTAACTTGGTCTGTCAACATTCTGTACTGAGACAAGTACTGTTGTAAATTTTCCTTGACCAATTCATTCAAATTTGTAATCTTTTTATTTTCGTTATATCCCAATACATACAAATTAATTGAATTCTGTTTTGGATTATCTTCAACAAATTGTCTTACAGTTTGGTCAACTTGTTCTGGTGTTGTTAACGCCTGAATCTTTGCTTGGAGTGTATCAGATATAGCAAATACTTTGGCAACAGCACCATATCTTGCTGGCATTGCCAACGACCGTGCTTCATAATCTCGACGAGTAACAACACGATTTTGTGCCGAGTATGATGCTAATGCTCGTTGACGAATTTCTTCAACAGTTTCACCATCCAATCCACCACGAGCTGGCATTTCATTATATACCGTTACTGTACTTATGATATCGTTGAACAGTGCCAATTCGGTTGAATTTAGTTCTGTTGTTCTATTGATAACATTTAATTGTCCAATCTGTGTAATTGTTCCCGATGCAACGTTAGTTTCCACACCACCACCAGTAACGTATTCTATTGTTAATGTGGTATTTGCTGGTGCTATACCAAAATTATCTGTATTTAATAAATCTGTATTACTTAGCGATACACTTGCTAAATTTGTCCCATAATCAGAATTTGCTACCTGTTGAGAATCTAAGTAAACTATATCTTCCGACACGTTACCTCGACCAGAACCAAATACCAACTGTGTGTATTTTTCGGGAGTTAATCGTGTTGTAAATCTACGTGGAACAGATCTAAATTTTATAGAATATGAAGGACTAACCGATTCACTTACACTTGCTTCGTAAGTTACTTCTCTGTCATCAATTATTGTATCTTGTGCCAAAAAGTCTACTTCATACCAAGGATACCCATCCGAATCAGTTACGTTTGTAACGGTAGTTACGTTGGTATCATTAATTGTTACAGTTGAAAATTTTGCTGGATCACCAAAGCTGACAGTTTGTTGACGTACATCACCCGCAATTACATTTACCTTTTTTGTTACGAGATATGTGACAGGTAATAGTGTTACCGAATCTAATTGTCTTGGTACTATTGATCTGTCTGTTGGGTCATTAAAATCCACCAAGTTCGTAGTTCTAAATGTAACTATATTTGGACCTTGTGTAGATATTGTAGAGTTTCTGTCAATTTTCAAGAAATATGTTGCGTCTGGAATATATCCGTCATTTGCACCCAATGCTGGAACTATCTGAGAGATTAAAACTTCTGCTGTTGCAGGAACAATTGTCTTTGGCTTGTATCCCAACGATTGTGCGATGGCAATTATATTTTTTTCTTCTTCTGCGTATGCTAATAAATTTTCTTTGAAAGAATTATCTACATAGAAGGATAATACGTCACCAACATATGCAGCCAATTCCAACATAATCATACCTGGATTGGCTTCGTTGAAATCTGTCCAAGTTGTTGGATAGTAATTTTTAATAAATGTAATAAGATCACCTTTGAAGTCAACGAACGACTTGTTAAGGTATCGTACTTCTTTTGGTGCTACACTTAGTTTTTTTAATACATCATTGGTTGTAGCCATTGTATATCTCTATTAAAAATTTCTTGTTGTTAATCTTCCAGAGGATATCAATCCACCAGTTGGTGATGATCCTAGTAGAACTTGGACCTCTTCTGATATCAACGGATTGTTTGCAAAACTATAACGAACATATAAATTTATATCATTGTCATTAACAAATGTATCTAAATTTAAAACTTGAATTTCTTGTAAGACAAGATATGGCATAAAAGCATCTACTGCTTCTATGACATACTGTTGTGCTTTATCTTGTATCTCACTATCCTTTTGTTCAAACAATAGTCGCCACAAGTCACATCCAAAATTTGGATTTGCAACTCGTTCTCCTTTTCTAGTCAAAATTAAATTAATAAATTTTGACTTTTCGTTTGCCAGAGGATCGGGTGTAGTTTGGAAATACCCACGCCCACCACGTTGTAGAGGAAGAGTAGAACCAAGATAAACAGTTTTTGACATCTTACTTACTCAACCCCAACTTTTTCATTACGGCACTGTAATCTTTCGTGATAGCTTCTACAGCCGGTTTGAACGCTGGATCATTTAAATTAACACCTTGTGGGATATTTTCTGGAAGTACCACATTATTTGTGGTTGCCATAATGGTATCTCCGTGACGTTCCAATCCCATCATCGCAGCCAACTTTGAGCGGTCAAGCTTTGGTTTACTTGGTGCCGATACAGTTTCATTAACTTGTTGTATACCTTTAATTTGGGCTACAGCTTCTCCCAAAAGGTTGGGAAGAATTCTATTAACTTCTTCCTCGACAACGGTTC